TGGCCGTGGTGAACGTCTCGCCGCTCGCCAGCATGAATTGCAGCGTGAACGTACCACCGGAGACCGTTCCCTCGTAAACCGCAATGGATTGAACTTCATCCATCGCCTGCAAAGCGGCGGGCACACCAAAATCACCCGCATCGCCGGCCTGGACCGCCTTCAACTCGCGGTAAGCACGCCGATCCAACGGATCAATCGGAGGTGTAGTGTCAATCGTCACTGCCGCACTGAGAAAATCCGCAATCGCGCCCATCGGTACATCCCCTACATAAAGAACTAAGAGTTGTGAACGTTCGCCGTCCTCACACTGCGATCCAAGAGTAGGCGGCATTGCCTCCAGCCGCAGTCGTTTCGACGACAGCGATTGTCTTCGCCTCCCCCGCTTCGGTCTCCGTAATCGTCACGGTCGTCGAGCCGCCAGTGAGCAATGATCCATCACCAATCAATATCGCTTGATTGGCACCACCGAGAGCATTCTTGAACTCCACCACCCAGTCCGACGCCGGGCCGGGGCCACCCGTGACTGCGACATTGTTGTCACCGATGCTGCTCAACAAAACCAACGCGGCTTGCACGGCCGCCGCATCCGCGTTGTAGGCAATGCCACCCGTCGTCTGCCCGCCGAACGTCAATGTGAAGGTGCCGCCCGTACTGGCGTCGTCGATGGCGATAGTCTGCTTCTCATTGTGGCCACCCACTCCGCTGATAAGCGGAACATCCTGACCAGCCAACGCACTTTGGAACGTGACGGTGAAAGCGGCATCGGGACCGGGGCCGCCGCCCACTACTACGTCGCCGGCATCGAGGTTACTCAACGCGACCAGCGCAGCTTGCACGGCTGCTGCATCGGCATCCGCCGCAATCTCGGCGGTCGTTTGGCCGTCGTAAGTCAAGCGAAACTTGTCACCGACAACATAGTCCGCATGAAGCGTTACCGTTTGGACTTCATCGCCCGCGTCAGTGCTGGCGATGACGTAGACTTGGGACAGGTCTTCGATCTGTACCTCCACTTCCTCACTAGCCGGCAGCGGATAGCCGCTGACCACCGTGACGCCCGCCGGCCCGACATAAATGACAGCGGAATTGCCCGTGACGGCGCGAACATGCACGCCCTTGAACACCTTTTCTGGCACGTAGCCAGCGGCTTTGAGTGGCTGCGCCACGACGTTCGCGGCACCGTGTCCTACGTAAAACTGCTCGACCGCTGTTCGCACGATGTCCATTGCCGTTACCCTCTGTGTCAAGTCAACTTCGATTTCCCAGCGCCGCGCACACGCGGGGCCGTTGTATCTTGTAACGTGGTGTCTCTGCTGGCCGACTTCTCGTCACGGCTGGCGTTTGGATTGGCTGACAAATCCGGCACTCCCCGCGCCCCGGGGTCGCTGCCACCAGTGCCTCCCCCGGCCATCCCTTGCGACTCAGCAATCCGCTGGACGCGGGCCGCGTGGTCTGCGCGAGCCTTCTTGTACTCGTCCGCATCGAAACCCAACGCCACGGAAGCTGTCTCCTCGCCACACACGCCGTTGATAACGGCCTGGATCAGCACGTTGGGATCGCTAGTCGTGTAGTGCGCGGCGTCGATCTCTGAATTGATGTCGTCCAACGCTCCCACGTTGACCTTGCCTGAAAGCAACGCCGACACCATCGCTTTCGCCAACTCGCGCTTCACCTTCCGGCCTGGAATCTTGGACGCCAACGTGTTCAGGTCTTGGGCCTCCTTGATACGCTCGCCGTCCGACTTGAGGGAGTACCGTTCGGGGTACTTCACCATCGCTATCGCACGTTTGCTCGGCGTCCGCTCTTCATAAGCCGCCCAGAACTCGGCAATCTGCCGCTCGGCGCTTTCCAGCAAGAGGCCAATGTAAGACAGCCCAGACTCAAGGCCCTGATTGTCCATCTGTTTCGATTCAGCCGACGCGCGAACGGCAAGACTCGACACGGCGAGATTAACCAACTCGCGGATGTCCCTTTTCAGCCGATCCTGCAATTTCAGACTTGCCTCCAACGGCTCGGATGAAGGATTGATGAAGGACGGCTGATTCATGCCCTTGTCATAGGCCCGCCCGTGCGTGGCCCCGACCTTGATGTCCGTCTCGGCCGCCCCTTGCCCACCCGTCGTCGAAGTCCCGTCCGCCGTGGCGGCGTGCTTCAAGTGTGCCCCGACTGCCCGCAAGTCTTTTTGCTCCGTATAGAACGGGAAGTTGCTGCGAAGGGCGTAGCTCACGTCACTGGAACCGAGGTTCAACAGCGCAATCTGATGCTGGCACACGTCCTTTATCAGACTGCGGCCCGTGTCCAGCAGAACAAACGGGATGCGGGACAATTCCAACTCGACGGGGCCGGCAGGATTACCCTGCCCATCAACGGGCTGGCCTGCGAGATCGTAAAATTGGAGGTTGACGTACCCCGTTTCCGGGTTGATCCACAAATAGCGATAGCGCTGGACCTGGATCGTCGGAAGAAACCACGTCTGGTCGTATTGCATCGACGTGTCCCGCAGCAAGACCGCCTGAAACTCAGACGGCGCTTCGGGCTTCGAGCAGGTCCAACTCATTACGTCTTCGACCTGATAGCAGTACAGATAAGGCTGTGCCATCCGTGTGTCTGCCAGGGTCGAGCCGGGCAGAACCAACGGTGCATCTACAAAGACGCCCGCCTGCCCCATGACCAGCAATTCCGTCAAGACTTTGACACCCAAAAAAGCGTCCATAGTCGATCCCCGGCGATCCACGCCAAGATTCAACCCGCTGACAGCGTTCTGATACGCCTCGCTCCCACCGCGCCGCACCACGTCACGGAGACGTTGGTAAATCGAATTGCGAATATCGTCAACAGCGGCCCCCGCGAACCGCGGGATAGGAGTCATGTTCTTGCGCGCCGCAAATTCGGCTGCGTCTTCACGGGTCGAGAATTGTTCCAGGTAAGTCTCGCGGAACTCGTCCCCGCCTTGATAGGTTAGCCGCCACTTAGCCCAGTCAGACATGCCGGACAGGTATCCGGGGTGCCGGGAATCAACGAGATTCGGTAGAGCGTTAGCCATTGCCTAGCCTCTCTAAGTGACCTTCCCAACGTCTTCCACGCCACTGCCAGTCGCCGCCAGAGACAAGCCGATGTCGGCATAGACCAGACTGTGTGCGTAGTGGTCCGCCCCGGTGTTTATGTAGGTCGCCACCATGTTCCCCGTGTTGTCCTTCTCATAGGTCCGCACGAGATTTTTGACGTGCTCGCGGTATCCCAGCGAAAGGTCACGCGGAAGAAGAATGCGGGGTGGATTCGTCTTGAACCGGCCGAGCGTACACGACAGCCAGCTTGTTCTATCCACGATGGCAAAAGGTGCGCCGGTCTCTTCCTCTTGGATGCTGATTTCCTTGGCTGTCTGGCCGCGACGGTATCGCGTCAGCCACACGTAGCCGCGAAACTTCTTGGCGAAGCGTCGGGCGTCATTGATGTTCGGGTCAGCGTCCACTACCGCTGCCAGCACTTGCCACTCCCGCATCAATTCGCCCAAGTAGTCCCAACCATCTTCGGGAAACTTCCCGAACCACAACAGCTTGCCGATGGCCGCCGCATTGATGTCGTTGCCAGGGGATTGGTCAAACGTCCAATCGACGACGGATATGTAGCCAGTCTTGCCCTGATCCACTCCCATCGTGATTAGCCGCTCACCGCCGATCTGCGGCCGGGGATCATTGATCGTGTGCCCCTTGAGGCAGTTGTCGATCATCGCATCCGTGACCTGGGCACCCTCGCCGATGAACGGCACACCCAGCTTGCTGCAATGAAACTCAGTGTTCGCCGCTTCGTCGCCCAGCCCGCGGTGGTAGGCGATCACCAACTCGCTGGGCGAAACAGTGGACGAATAAAGCTGATTGATGTAGAAGCTACGTGCCTCGTCGGCGGAAACTTGCAACTCCGTGGGCCGCCACTCGCCACCCGCCAGGTACTCCCATTTCCCTTCATGCGGGAGCCTGTTCTTGCACTCCTTGCACTTGAGGAATGATTCCTTGCACCGCGGATCATTGACGGACTCACCGATAATCTCGACGCAATCGGGCCAAAGCAGCTCAGTCCACCGCCCACAACAAGGACACTGAAAGTAGAAGTGTTCCTGTGTCCCTGTTAGAAACAGCTTGTGGATACCGTACTTGGGAACCGTTGGCGTCGAAACAGCCAGGATGTGCTTTTCGATCTGCCCGGACAACCGTTCCAATGCGAGCCAAACGGCGTGGATGTCCATTTCATCCAACTCGTCCAGCACCAACTCCGACACAGGTATGGACTTCAAGTTGCTGTCGCCACGGCTCCCACGAATGTAGAGCACGTTGGTCCCGGTCGATTTCAACCCCACAGTGTTCGTATCGACGAACAAAGTCTTCAAGTAGTCGCTCAGCTTCAACGCTGTGGAGAAACGCGCTTTGGAAAAGTCGCTCGCGTTAATCGTCGTCGGCAGCACGTAGAGCACGTCCCGCTTCAACTGATCCAGCGTGTAGAAGGCCCGGTTGATTCCGGTTTCGGTCACGCCCAACTGGGCGGCCTTCATGGCGATGGTCCACTGGGCCTTGCTGTCGTGAATCTCACGGCACCAAGGGTGGTACTTGAAGCTGTAGGGGCCGTTGAACGGTGCCCCCATCACCCGCCGATGCTCAGCCCACCTACTGCACGTCCGCAGATTGTTGCTCAACAATCCTTCTCGCATTGTCTGCGTTACGATGTTGAGCAGGGGATTCATGGTGGGGTGTCATGGTAGTTTAATGAGGTTGCAATCACAGGTTCGCATGGGACAGCGGCAAGTGCGGCTCGCTGGTTGCGTCAGCGTTCGTCCTGGGCAACCTCATGTTTCGTTGAGGCGTTTCGGTTCGATGCGGGGACCAGGCCCACGTTTCGGCTGCAAAGCCGCGGGCGGTACAAGGGCTTCAACCGACACGGGCTCATTGCCGCGCGCAACAGCCGGCTCGGGCTTCGGCGGCTCGGGCTTCGGCGGCTCGGGCTTCGGCGGCTCGGGCTTCGGCGGCTCGGGCTTCGACTTCGGCTTCACCCGGCCGGCTTGCAACACGTCAAGCTGGAACTCCGGCGGAATCTTCCCGTTCGCTTCAAGGGGACTTCCCTGGACGGTCACGTCCTCCTCGTTCACACCCTCGGGGAGTGAGATCGTGACGTGCGGGAAGGTATAATCCACCGTCCGCACAGCGTCCGGCCATCCGGGCACCTTCGCAACGATCTGATAGAACGGAAACGCACTATTGAATGGGACCGGAATCTTCATGGTTTCGTTTCTCGCATGTGGTGATAACGTCATTCAGTCTCGCCACCAACTTCCGCAGTCGGCGGGACGGGTCTCCCGGCACTCCAAGCATTGCGTAGCCGGCCATCATTTCTGCGACCGAGTTGCACGCGAACAGGGCGTGATGCCACAGCTTCTCGCCCTCGTCGGCCGCCAAGTTCATTTCCTTGGGCGGCGTCGGTTCCGGTGCCTGTGTCTCCGGGCAGTTGCGACAGCGGCGGCGGCGGCGGGCCATGTTTCAGCGTCCAAATCGAGTAAGAGCCACGACGACTGAAATGTCCTGCGTTCGCACGGTCGTCTGGCCGTGAACATAGACGAAGAAAGTCGGCACGCTAGTCACGCCGTACTTCCGCGCCAGTTCTGGATGCTGGTCAATGTCCACAATCTGGACTTCCACACCCTGCGTTTCGATCCGGGCCAGGAAAGGGTGGGCACGCTGACACGGGCCACACCACGTCGCCGTGAAGGCAATCACCTTCGTCAGCGTGCAAGGTTCGGTATGCGGCGTCGAATTCTCGCAACCCGCGATGCAAAGCAGTGGCAAAACCAAGGCTGCCAGCAACACACGGGTCACAAAGCTACGTCGTCTCATTATCGCGTTCTCCGTCTGGATTCTGATTCTCAAATGGCTCGCAGGATGCCCGGGAGCCATTTGAGAATCAGCCCCGCACTAAGGCCGCGGGGCTGACATATTTCCACCGACCCATGATGCACGTCACCTGTGTCAGGGGAGGGGTGCGGCCGGTATGTTCGCTTACTCCTTCATGGAGACCTAAGCGACCGGCTTCGGATCAGCCGGCTTCGGATCGGCGGGCGCGGGCGCGGGCGCGGGCGCGGGCGCGGGCGCGGGCGCGACTTCGAGAGCGGCGATCTTCGCCTTGATGAGCGCCAGCCCCTCGGGCTTCACCAGCTTGGCGTCCAGGACGCGCTGGTAGACGGCTTCCAGTTCCTTCTCAATGGCATCGCTGCCGCTCTCGACCAGCTTACCGACATCGCTGATTTTCTCGATCATGTCCTGCACGTCACCGCGCACGAAGTCTTCGAGCAAGCTGGGAAGCAGCTTCAAGCCGTTGTCACGCAGCTTGGCGGCCAGCACTTGGGCGGCCTTCTTCTTCTCTTGCAGCTTGGCGTTCTGGCCGAAAAGCCACTTGCCGCCTTCACGACCGACGAGCACGGCGACCACGACTGCGAGAATCCAGATCACGACGGTGGGGTTCATGTTTTCTTCTCCGAAAGCAAGGTGATTTCTTCCAACCGAATGTTCAAGAACAGACACGCGAGACGTTGCGTTGCGTTGCGTTGCGTTATTTCACAAGTG